GAATGGTTGTAATAAAATTAATCTTGAAGAATCGCGTGCTTTTTGGAAAAAATTTAGAATTACAAAAGGATTTGTCTCGTATGCAGATATTCTCACCTATGCCGAAGTGCAACATAAATTGAAAAAATCCCTAACATATACGGCGGGTTTGACTCTTCAGCATGCGAATGTTTCTGGATTAGAAACGTGCCCATGGAGGGGGCACTGCACTAGTGTTTGTGTTCTTGATAACGGCAATGGAAGGTATGCCACAGTTCAGCACGCAAGAAATGTAAAAACGCAGTTTTTAGCAAAACATCCTGAATCTTTTATTACAATCCTGGCCTCCGAAATCAAGAAGTTGTCAAATATTCACGACAAAGTTTTAATCAGACTAAATACAAATAGCGATATTCGGTGGCACCTTGTTCTAAAATCAGCAGTGAACGAACATCCGCTGTTGCCAAATGTCTATTTCTATGATTACACAAAAAATCCCGCAGTTCTGTTAACTGACGGCATGGTGGGCACTCGCTACAGAATGGTGTACAGCGTCAATGAAACATCAGACATGAATAAAGTAATTGCTTTTCTCAATCGCGGCGGAACCGCCGCAATAGTTACGAATAGGAAAAAGAATCAATCAACACTAGACACATTCCTCGGCGTGCCGGTTTTGGACGGAGACCTACACGACGACCGCTACCACGAAAGCGGCTCATGGATAGACCTGGCGGCAAAGGGGAAAGCAAAAAAAATGCCGGACGTAGGGTTCGTTCAAAATATTTATTGACGGCTAGTACTTTCAATTTAACACACCAACATGAAGTACAATTAATTATCCTTGAAGGAGGACTAACATGGCCACAAACAAAAATAATGCTTCTGTCCAGATTGATGGAACCCTAGCCACTACTTCCGTTGCCAGGTGGTGCGCGCCGGTGGGCGGCAGAATCACTGCTGTTACCTCTGCCGTAACAACCGCTCCGACTGGTTCGGCTCTCACGTTTTCGGTCCTCAATAAGACGAACTCCGACGCTTCAATGGCGACCGTCTCTGTTGCGGTTTCCTCGACCTCGGGAACCACAACCCTAGGGTCGGTAGCCAACCGCAGATTCGATGCTGGCGACGTGATTGAGGTGGACCTGACACAAGTTGGGTCCACGGTGGCGGGGGCGAACCTGAACGTTCTGTTTGAGTTTGACTCCTCTGACGGCACGGCTGCTGGTTCGGACATCTACGACGCAGAGAACTTCCAGGTTGACGTTTACAGCGCAGCGGCAACCGTCTGACCTCCTTGCAATTGACGAAAAGCCGCTGGCTTCGGCCAGCGGCTTTTTCGTTTATAATAAGAAAATGCAATCAAAATATTTCTTATTAGCGCTGTTGATGGGATTTAGCGTCTCTGCGTGTGGATATCAAGGCAATTATCGATATTCCTGCCAAGACCCCATGAATTGGGAGAAAAAGGAATGCAACCCCCCACTCTGCGAAATAGAAAACGTCTGCTGGAAAGATTTAGTAGGGGTGGGCGAGGACCAATGATGCCAAGATACACCCCAGAGGAACTTGATGCTCGCTTGAAATTTATTGTCGGCTGCATCCTTGGGCTGGTGCTTACAATAACTACAACAGGAGTGTTGTACGCGCTTGTTTTTGTAACACAGCCAATTGGTGTTCAGGCAGAGAACGACAAAATGTTCTTTGGCGTATTGTCGTCGGTTGCGACATTTATTACTGGAACGCTTGCGGGCTTGATGATTTCAACCGGTCGAAATAAAGAATCACATCCTTCAGAATCACCGGAAGATAAGCCGACAAATGAAATTTAGTGAACTTAAAACAGTCATCATCAACACGGAAGATGCCACGTTAGCGGGAAAGGAACAGTACCGCCTCGCCCCCGCCGAGGCGGAGTACGTCGATGCGCTTGTCGGAATAGCACGCAAATGGGGCAAACTTGCAGATAATGATGAGAATGGAATATGGGTTGGGTATGAATCACGTAAGGAAAATGAGAATTATTCAATTGGTGTTCGCTGCGAAAATTGCGCATTCTATAAAACTGAAAATGAGTGCCTGATTGTCAAGCGAGCGATAGAGCCGGGCGGTTACTGCAGACTCGCAGCGATTCGTCCTGGTCTAGTCACGAAAAAGAAAAAATAGTTATGTCGATTTTGTGGAAGGACTATTCTGGCCCGATTAAGGGCATTCACTTTGAGACAAAAGCAGAGAAATCGTGTCCCAAGGCAACAAGCGATGTTGCCGTAAATCTTCGCAACCGTGGCAAAGCAATCAAGACGGCCATGTACGGTCCCCTCAATCCAGCAGAACCAAACAATGATTACTGGACGAAACTTGCGTCAGAATGGGACGTTGACGTATCTGCCGCCAAAAAGCAACGGTGTGGAAATTGTGCGGTATTTGTTATCACTCCCGAAATGAAAAATTGCATCAAATCTGGACTGACCGGTGAGACCCGGCAGGACGAGTGGAATGCCATTGATGCTGCCGGCGAACTTGGCTACTGCGAGGCATTTGACTTTAAGTGTGCATCTAAGAGAACTTGTCGAGCGTGGGTTACTGGAGGGCCAATTACAACAGAAAAACAATGAGAGTTTGGATTGACCAAGACCTATGTACTGGCGATGGAATCTGCACAGAACTGGCACCCAGGGTATTCGAGATGCACTCGGATGGCCTAGCGTATGTAAAAGACCCGTCGTGGCCAAATCGTTTTGGTCCTGGCGGTCGCGGCACCGAGCCAGCACTAAAAATGTCGGAAGGGACCGCCGAATTCCCCGAATCGATGACCGATGACGTGGTCGCAGCGGCCGAAGAGTGTCCTGGTGAGTGTATTTTTATAGAACCCTGATAATGTTCCAGTCATGGAAAATCCAATGGATTTCAATTATTACCAAACCAATACTCACCGCACGGCAAAATATCCCATCAATCGCGCACTGGACTACCTTGTTCTCGGCCTTGCATCAGAGGCTGGCGAAGTTGCAGGAAAATACAAGAAAATCATTCGCGACAATAATGGTCGACTTGACCCGAATTTGAATCAGCAAATTATTGATGAGTTGGGAGATGTTTTATGGTACGTGTCCGAAATCGCGACCACTTTGAATTTTAATCTCTCGGCAGTTGCGCGGCGGAATCTAGACAAATTGGCTGACCGAAAAGCGCGCGATGCCATCGGCGGCAGTGGAGACAACCGCTAGCAGCGCTCCGAGCAGGAATCGAACCTGCAGCCTACAGATTAGAAGTCTGTTGCGCTATCCGTTGCGCCATCGGAGCATTGCGCCGATTTTATTTGACGGGACACGCGCCGGTCGAGCAGTCGTCCGTTGTAAATTCTCCATCGAAGGAACGATGAACGAGGGGCACGCTCATGTCAATGTTCTTCTTCAGCGACTCGTATTGCTCTTTCGTAATTTCCTCATACGGCGGCAGTGGGAAATTATGGTCCGCATGGAGAAGAAATGACACCGACTTCACGCTGCTGTCGTAATTTCTAGATAGCCACTCTTTGATTTCGGGCAACTCTTCTTTGCGATAATAAACAGTCACAGAAACGGCATTATCGGCCCAAACGGTTTGCATGAGTTTTACCCATTCCAACTGCTCGACTGCCGTCACATTTTTAGCCAAAACTGCATCATCCGGCGACTTGCAGGGAAAATCAACCACATATCGGGCGTGGTCTTCGCGACCATCAATTCCAATGTCCCATTGAATTTTATAGCCGCGCTTTCGGCACGCATCAACCAGGGGGTCAGACGAACCAAAACGAACGCGACGAACGTAGTACGGAGCGTATGCCGGATGAATTCCGGGAGTTACCCCGGGCAGCAGCGACAGCGTTCCGGAGGGTTGAATGGTCGTAAGGCGTATCGATTTGGGTAAGCCGTTCTGTTTGGACCACTTCGCGTCGAATGCCTCAAGATGCTCATAGGCCCTGCCGAGCCAATCCAGTTTGTCCTTGCTGCATTGCAAAATACCGGTGACACTCTGGCCAAGTCGGGCGTTCTTGCGGACGATTTCAGTAGTTTTTTCGTATGGATAGGCCATTGTCGTAATGTGCTTCTGAACCTTGTAGAGAAGGATTGAAATCTCAACAAGTTGCTCGAATGATTCCACGTTGGGAAGAAAAATAGTTGCCAGGTTGCACGACTCGCCATCTGACAAGCCAATTTCAGCACACGGGTTAAATCCTTCGATGGAGTTGTCGACTTTCGCGGCGCCGAGGCGCCCATACTTGCGCGCCAACCGACGGTTGACGAGCCCGTAAGGCTCCCCTGAACCGTCATAGCCCTTCCACACCTCGGACATGATTTCGTCGTAAGAGTCGGCATAGATACTGTTATTTGAATTCGCCCGCCACGCTGGGATAGCGCCAGTTGACCAGTTTTTGGCGCGCAGAAACAAAACATCATCTGGGTCGCCAATTGCAATTTGCGCCGAGCGCCGCGAGGACCCCGAGACAACAATGCGCCCGATTATGTTGCAGATGTCCAACACATCAATAGAACGCAGTTTTTTGCCCTCGCGATTTTGCATAACCTTGCAAATATCTTCGATTCCATCAATTAGAGCCTGCGGGCCAGATGCGGTGCCGCCGAATGTATTTAGCGGTGCACCATATTGGCGAACCAGAATCGTTGAATACGAAAACGATTTGCCGGTATCAAAGAATGACTTCAAAACACTGTGCAGCAAGCGGCGCCACCCCTGGCGTGAATCTGGGACAATAATGTCAGCATCATTCGAGCGCTCGTGCTCAATGGTGACGCCGAGTTTTATTTTCGGAAGTTCGTGAATCTTGGAACGCTCCACGGAGAAACCAACTCCACCACCAAGCATGAGGTAGTCAAAAAGTAATTCAAAATCCTCAATTTTCTCGATATTTGTGAAATAACAATTGTTCAGCGACGTGGCATTAAATTTGCGCACGAGTGGTGTGCCGAGTTGCCATAGTGAGCGCCCAGAAAGAGAACACCGAAGATTGAAGCAATGGTCAAATAGTTTCCTGGCTTCTTCTTCTGTCAGTGGAGCGCCAACCTCAAGCGCGCCATTGATAACACGCTGCAGCGTTTCGAGCCAGGTTTCACTATCTCCATTATCTTTTTTTCGGCTGTATGTTCGGAGAAATACGACTTCGCCCATCCCACCAAAACCCCACGGGGGTGACATTTGGGAATACGAATCTACGAATGACTGGTCAAGCACTGGTCCCCGCTCGATTAAGTGGAAGAATGAAAGATGGAATAGTTTAGCGCACGGCTAAATACAGCAACTGTCTAAACTAGACCCAATTTCTCCGCTTCGCGATAGGGGATAAGTTTCCCTTTGTGATGAACTATTACTTTTGCTGTAAAAAATGGAGACAACTGCCTCTCCTCCACGACATCTGAATCAACGAGAAACATCTGTTTATCTTTTGATTCTTCGTCTGGACTAAAACCGGCTATATGGTCTGGTTTTGGTGATTCACCAGTACAGTCTCCGGTTGGATGTCCGCACACAGGGCAAGGTCTTCTGTCTGCCTGAACAATTGGAATATTTCCAAGCGCGTAGTTGGTGTCATAAAATATATTCATTACACTAGTTTATCCCCTCTTGGCCCCCGTATCGGCTCACTCTTATAAGGTGTAGAAACCGTAGCGGTGACACGTGGGTTCGAATCCCACCGGGGGCACCATCACTTGGGCTAAAAACGCTGGACCTGAAAGCCATTCTTTGAAATAAGTTCTATCAACCCGGCCTGATGGCGTTCATCAATTGACTCAACATCTATCTGCATGGTTTCAAAAATCATCGTTGGATACGAAAATGATTGAAACAAATTTGCGCCGTTGCGGGAAAAGGCCATCATTTCACCCCACCGGACAGACCTCGGAACCTCATATTTATATGGGACCGTAAACATGAACATTTCTGGCAATTGTTCGTCTTCATATTTTTCGCAGTGAATCACCGTAAGGCACTCCTTTACGCCAGAAGATTCGTCAAGAAAAGCAAGAGACAGGGCTTTCTGCTGTGGTTGCTTAGAAACATAGCCCTCTGCAATAAACGTGATTGCCTGTGATTCAAACTGGGACCTTAATATGCGGGCCAAACTGGTACATCTTTTAAATCTTTCGCCCGGGTTCTCGTCCATATATTTTTTAGTCATTTGCACACACATTTGAGGCCTATCGTCAATCCATGAAAAAAAATTAAAAGATAAGTCTTCTCCAATTCCTTCCGATTGCACCAGCATGTCTTTGGCCATTTGTGTCGCCGTTAGGCTTAGGGCAATTTTTGCTACTGAATCTTCGTACTTTTCCATATATCAAATTTATCAGTGGTTACACTATTGCTGGCGCATGATAGGGTAAGTTATAGTTACAAAAATCAGAAGGACTTGACATGCCATCAAATAATAAGTCAAAAAAACCGGCACCAAAGAAAAAAGCAGCGCCCTCCAAAAAGGCTGTGCCGAAAAAATCGACGCCGAAGAAGAAGGTATCCCCAAAACATAAAGGTGCACTCAACATTGCACTAGACCCCATTGTTGAAATTGACAAAAAAGAAGCCAAGGAACGGGTCGAAAAAATTCTTTCAGAATGGTCAACGACAAAGAGCACACTATGGAACAAATGGAAAAAATGGGCCCAGGGCGGCCCCTGGGAATAGGTGGCTGCAGGGCCGCAGTAAGTCTGTCCACGGAAAATATCGAGGACCTTGATGAGGACCTGATTCGTAGGGCCTACGAAATTCCTCTGGAAGACGTCGTTATTGAATCTGAGTAAACAGGAGAATATATGAGGGATTTTAGAAATACTGTACGTTCTCCTCTTTGGGTTTCAATCTCCGCCAAAGATTTTCTTGACAATGTTCCAGGATATTTAGTTCACGACCAACTTTTACTAATTCAGGAAAAATCAGACTACACCAAACCCGAACTTAGAAATCGGTTGAAAAATCAAATTATGGCGGGTGGCAAGGGGGGTAGGCCGGGTCAGTGGTCCGCGCGAAAAGCACAAATGTTGGCATTGGCCTATCGGCGCGCGGGCGGGGGCTACCGAACTGGACGACCTTCGCGTCGGCAGCGCTCTCTCCGTAAATGGACAAGACAGCGGTGGACTACATCGGACGGAAAACCAGCAAATAGGCCCGGCGGAATGCGCCGATATTTGCCCGCAGCGGCATGGCGCAAACTTTCGCCAGCCCAAAGGGCCGCAACGAATAGAAAGAAAATACAGGGCTCGAAGCGCGGGCGGCAGTTTGTGTCCAATACGGAGGCGGCCGCTGGGGCTTCCCGTAGGGCGCGGCGCTAACCAAACACTACATTTGCAGCGGCTTGGTCAAATCTCTTAATTGATGTTCTTCTTCTTTCGTGAGTCGTTTTCCACACTTCGTGCAAAGTTGAGCCCACGGGAAAATTCGAATCATTTCAAATGGATGGGAGCAGTCCAATAGGTCTTTTGCTTTGTCGCTTAAGGTTTCTCTAATAAACTGAGAAAGAGGCATCCCACTCATGTTGGCGGCCATGACCCAACGGTCCTTTTCTTCTTGTGTCGTTCTAATCAATACCTGCTTGTCCGCAGGGCTGTCTGTGCTTTTGCGCAAAGTTCTCACCCGTGGTTCTATTGTTTCCGCAACTTTATCAATCGCTGCTTTAAGATTGTCCATGTTGCCCATTGCCATAAGTTACCTCATTTTCCAATTCTCGGGGAACAACTTCTGCCTCCAAAATGGGCGCTTCGCCCAGCAATTGCGTGACCGTCGAAAGTGGAAGAACGCCAGCGCTTCCCATTAATCGCAATAATTTTTTGGCTTCTATTTCAGGACTGAACGATGGTTTTGCTTTTTCCATATGCTCTTGACCGGCAATAGTTGCCCTAATTGGAGCCTGGTCCTGGCCCCTCACGTCCAACTGGACTTGGTGTGCCTGCACCTCCATGCCCAACAATTTTGACCGCCGGTCCATAATGCCAAGTACCTGCTGAACCGCCTTCGGGTCTGGTTCAACCTGAATTTCAGACCCATCATCGGTGGTGATTTTTCTATGCTGCGTCAATGGCCACATCGCAGCCTGCAAACTATCCAAACGCTCAAGTTCCATTCTCAAGACCTCGGGATAGGCAAGGGCTGTGTCCCTATTGAGAATCTGAAGTTGCCGCTCAATTGCCCGACCGACAGATTTCTGACTAATTTGGAATCTTTTTGCAATTTCGGACACGGCAACACCAGCCTGGCGCATTTTAAAAATGCGCGAGTCTCGTTCTGCTATAAATTCTCGATTTTTAATTTCACCACTCATAGTGCCGCTTCTGTAAATTCGATTACTTCAAATGGGAACTT